TCCATCTTTTCTTTAGATAAATCAAACCTTATGCCCAATAGCCAATTAGGATTATTTACACCCTTTTCTTTTTCTGCAAAGTATATTGATTTGTGTTCTAATTCTTTTTTATAAAGATTAAATATAGTTTGTTTTTTTTCAAGAATTTCATCTAATATTTCAAGTTGGCCATATAAAAGAGCCGCTTGAACATTAGTCATTCGATAATTATAACCTATTCCATCAAATATAAATTTTTCAGAAGTTATTCCTTGAGCTCTAATACTATTCATTTTATTATAGATATCTTCATCATCAGTACAAAATGCACCTCCTTCCCCTGATGTTATTGTTTTATTTCCATAAAATGATAACGAATAAGCTAATGATGATTTTCCGGTTGGTTGAGAATTATATGATCCTAAAAAACCTTCACAATTATCTTCTATTACAATAGCATGAGGAAATTTTTTCTTTAGTTCAGGAACGTTAATAATATTACCAAGATTATGCACAACTAAAATAGCTATTAAATTTGTATTAAACATAGTTTCAAATTCTATAGATTGCCAATTAAAATTCCATGTTTGAATATTTGCATCTATAGGACATAAACTATATTTAGGATTTATTTGAAACATATTCCATGCTGCAATATAAACATTTGAAGGAACAATTAGTTTGTATATTTTTGGATATTTATAATATAATGCATTAGCAACCAAATGAGTAGCAGCTGTTCCATTATTTGTTAAAATAAGATATTTAGAATTTGTTATTTCTTTTAATTTTTCTTCAGTCATGGAAAGATATTTTCCATGACTAGAAACCCACGTAGAATCTAATGCATCATGAGCATAAAATAAACTTTTTTTAGTAAAATACGGTTTATAAATAGGTATCATAATTTTAATAATTGTACTAATTCTTCATACATATATTTTGGATTAGTTATATGTGTATATCCATCGCTTAATGATAATTCTAATAAACCTTGATTATCACAATATTTATCATATACATCTAAAAAGAGATAACTATATTCTTTACATTTTTCTTTTATTTTTAAATTCATATATTGCGTATACATTATTCTTTCGTTATCTTCTCCCAATACAGGAAAATCTGGATTAATTCCATATTTAATCTTTGTTATTGGAGGAACTACACTTAAAATAATTGTAATTAAATTATTAAATTGTTCTACATTACATTTAATAACACAAAAATAATTTTCTATAATTTTATCAATTATTTCTTTATATTGTTCTTTATATTTATATATATGACATCTACAATCTATTTCTCCAAGAACAAAACAAACAATATCACCATCTATAACTTTAAACTTTTTAATATTAAATAAATCTAATTTCTGAAATCCAAAAAATGAACAAGTTATAGAACCTAAATGGTGATTAAAATTAGGTATGTTTAATATGTGTTTCATTTCTTCCCAAGGGTGGCAACTATGACTATCTCCAAAAGTATGTAGTGTCATTTTTTAATTTTATTTATTAATTCTACCATTTTATTTACACTATCAAAATTACTTGGTATTGCTTCTTTATCAGGGATTTTAATATTAAATGTTTTTTCAAGAAAGATTAATACTATAAGCATCGAAAAAGAATCAATATAACTTCCACTTATTAAAGATGTGTTATAAGAAATTTTTGTTAGATCTTTACATGAACATGTTTCTTCAGGAAACAAACAATAAGAATAATGTTTAGCTCTATATTCTTTTGGTGTATCTCCAAATTGATTAATAATATATTTTAAAATTATATCTTTCACCTTTTATATTATCTTAATATTTTAATTTTTATCTATTTAATTGAAATACTAAATCTCCTTCTATTTTGTTCATAAGTGAATATGAAAATGATTTTAAATATTCTGTCATATTATCTTCAATTCCCATACTATTTTCAATTGTAATATATTTAATATAAAATTTATTCCAGTTTATAGATTTAATTACATTTAATTCATGCCCTTCAACGTCAATTGAACAATAATCAACTATTCGTATATTATATTTATATAATATTGTTTCTAATCTATAAGCTGGAATTTTTATTATTTCATAAGTTCCACCATGAACTTTAACCATCTCTTTTATAGTATCTAATATTTTTGTATTTGTATCATTAAATGCGCTTCCTGATGCTCCCCATCCAGTAACATTAATAAAATCTATTTCTTTTTCTATATCGCTTATCGCGCAATTTTCAATAATACATGATCTATTTTGTTTTAATAATTCAAAACTTTGTGGAGATGGTTCTATACATATGCCTGTCCAATTTAAATCTTTTTCAAAATGATAAGTATTACTTATATCAATACCATCATACGCGCCCACATCTACAAATACCCCATTTTGTTTACCCCTGAAGACATTCATATCTAATATGAAATCTTGTTGATATTGAGATTTATACATATTATCAATTTTTAAAAATTTGATATGCTATATTATTATTTATAAAAAATTATATCTTCTTGAAATATATCACCCATATTAATATTTCCAACTGGTTCTATTTGTTCCCACATATGTTGATCAATAACTTCATATTTATTATATTCTATATCTTTCATAAAGTTTACAATTTCGTTTTTTAAAGGTATTCCTTCATTATAATATTTTGTAGATACTTCTAATAAAAGATATTTACAAGTAGTTAAAGTTTTTAAACCACCTTTAATAATATCTAATTCAGAACCCTGAGTATCTAATTTTGCAAAATCAAATTTTACGTTTTTATCTTTAAATAAAGTATCTAATGTAATCATTTTTTTATTTACCATGATAACTTTATCATCTGCATAATGTTTTGTTTTTTCACGATAATATGAATTTCCTGTACACGCATATGCATCTTTAGTTTTATAAAATGTTACAATTTTATCATCTTCACTTCCTAATAAATTGTAAAATATATTTGGAAATCCAGTCATAGATAATCTAAATTTACATTCTTCGTTAGCTTCAATAAGATAATAATTACTAAAAAGCCACAAAGTTTGTTTACAACGCATAGAAAAATTACCAAAATTTGCTCCAATATCTAAGATATTTCGTGGAGTAAATCCTTTATTCATTAAGTTTATTAAATAATCAAATATCATAAAAATATGGTTTTAAATTTCTGCATTACAACAGAAGGATTAAATTTTTTAGAATAAGCATCCCAATTTTTTTCAGGAGCAGGAATAAAATTATTTAATTTCTTAAATAATTCATATTCGTTATAATATATAATTGCTTTTTCTTTAAGCACTTCAAGATGATTTTTTTCAGGTGATAATCCATATGTAATTATTGGTTTATTTTTTACTGAAAATTCTCCACAAGCAATTCCAAATGTTTCTCCTCTGTATCGAGCATGAAGCATTGCATCGCATGTATTTATAAATTTAACTTTTTCGTTCATATTTGCTATACTATCCAAATAAATGATATTTTTATTTTCATAAAATTTCTCAGTGTTTGCAAACAAAAAATAAATATCTGAACGAGTATTCAATATATTTTTGATTACATTTTTTGCAAATGGTATATCAAATGTTTTATAACTTCCATATCTTCCTATTACTATAGCAGTATTAGATATATTTAATTTTTCACGATAATTTGCTGTTTCTTCGGGTAAATCAATCATATGGGGCACCCAAGGATTAAGACCATAATTTATTTGCTTTGATAACCATTCTGATACATATGCATAAACTTTTCCATGTGGTTCAAATACTTTAAATACAACATGTATAACAGTTTTTCGTCCTTTAGAAATTACTCTATCATATTCTCCTGATTTTATAGCATAAAATACATCTACGTCATTCTCATCTAATAATTTTTCTACATCTGAAAAATTATCATAACGAATAACCTTAAAATGTTGTTTAAACTTTTCTATTACTTCAATATCATCTATAGCGCTATTTTTAGCAACTATAATAGATTCATTACCTAGTAATTTTTTATTATAATATGCATAGTCAAACATTGCTACTTCACTTCCACATATACTTATTTGATTTGCATGAAATGCTATTTTCATAATTTATTTATTTTAAACGAGGTGGTATGCCAGAATCACGAAAAATATTTCCATCCATTCCAAGATTAAAAGGTATTTTCCATTCTATATTATTTTTTGATAGTATGTATGCTAATATTCCATTTGGCCCAAGAAAATTTGGAAAATTTTGGTCATGTTCTTTTATATAATTAACAGCAGAACAATAAATATCCATATTTTTTTTATTTCCTATAGCAAATATATCATCTACCCAAGCTTTATTATCTTCTAAATTCCAAGAAATATTAAATAAATTAATGTAATTTAAATCCAATTTACGTATAATTATTTTATTAAATAAGTAAAAATCAAATCTTAGTTTAATAACTGCATCATATTCAAAGTTTTTTTGTTTTTCATATTCGCCTTTTAATTCATTAGCTTTATACATTGATAATAAACAATTATATATTCTATCATATGGCATTCTTCTATAATCAAATACAGGATCATTAAAAAATGTTTCTTCTATATAAACATCATTTATTCTATCATCTTCTGTTTCAATATATATAGGTTTATATAAATTTATTATATCAGATATTGCATTTTTGTCAAAAACAGTCGGTTCACGATTATGACCACTATCTTTTCCTTTATATGGTTGATTTTCTTCCCACTCATTTCTCCACCATGTATGTATAAAAACATCTGTTATTTTATTGGGTAACATTAATTTATCTCTTATACTAGTATAACATTCTAACACATTTCTTGGTTGACCAGAAAAACATAAAGCGATTTTCATATTTTTAGATATTGTTTATTTTTAATTTTCATTAATTTATCAAACATCTTTTTTCCTTCTTCATTTTCTTGTTCGGCTATTTTAATATCTGGCCAATAAGATTCAGGTAATAATGTATATAAAACAAATGTTTTTTCTAAACCGTAAATTTCTTCTTTACTTAAAGATGGCATGTTTAATAAGCTATGTTTAAAATAAGAGAGTGGTATATCTTCATTTCCTTCTATGTATTTTTTTTCTATACACATTTTTCGTAATTTAGTACCAGCAAATGGAATAAACGTAAATATATTTAAACTGTGTTTTCCTTTTAAAATTTCTGAAACAGTTTTATTTAATTTAATAGTTTCGAATATATTTTCTCTTGTTTCTCCAGGTAAACCTATCATATTATTAATATTGGAGACAATATTGTAATTAGCTATTATCGTAAATGCCTCTATTATTTGTTTATTAGATAAATGTTTATTCAATAAATTTTGTCTAATATATTCAGATCCATGTTCAATAGATACAGCTATAGATTTACATCCCATTTTTACTAATAATTGCGTTTTTTCATTTGTAATAGTGTCTAATCTCGTTTGACAATGAAAAGGAAGATTTATTTCTTCTTTATATCTTTCTACAAAGGTTTTAAATTTCTTTAATGGCCAAGCCAAAAAGGTTTCAGAACTCATAAATATAAAATTAATATCATATGTTTTAATTGTATGATTCATTTCTTCAAAGATCTTATCTAAATTTTTTATTCGATAATATTTTTCGCAATTATCTATTTTATATAGATTTTTTATTGAAGGTGATGCACAATATGTACAGTCAAATGGACAACCTCTATCTGTATCAATTGCGCATGATCTAATTATTTTTCCATAATATGGTCTATAGAAACGATAATATTCATAGATAGAAAAATCAGGTATTGGTAATGTATTTAAATCTATTAATTGTCGTTTAGGATTTTTTATTATTATATTGTTATTTTTATAATAAAGATTTTTAATGTGATAACAATCTTTATTATTCATAAGTTTATTACATAATTCAACTATAGTTTCTTCACCTTCACCAATACAGACAAAATTTACTAAGTTACTATTTAATATTTTTTCATAATTAAAAGTAGCGCCTATACCTCCCATTATTATAGGAATATTTTTTTCTTTAATTTTTTCAATAAATGAAAAAGAAAAAGTTATTGTGCCATCTAATACAGAAAATCCTATTAAATTAGGTTTATAATCTTCAACGGTTTTAATAAAATCTTCATACATATCTTCTTTTTTCGTAATAAAATATTCATCTATTGGAGATTTTTTTGTATGACCTAATTTTTCACGAATATCATCGATAGATTCTGTAAATTTATAAAGAGTAGTATCAAACAATTTAACATCAAATCCATCTTGTTTTAAACATGCAGATAATATTGCTAAATGTGTTGGTGCAACACCATTTAATGGTTCATTAGGATAAAATAATAATATTTTAAAATTCTTTTTCATCAACGTATTAAATTATAACTAATGCCAGCATGTTTAATTACTTTATCTAATAAACCATTAAACAATAAATAAAAAGCTATAAATTGTTCGCCATTTATAATATTACAATTAGATAATTCATCGATATTTTGTATTAAATGATAAAATGGAGATTCTTGTTTTTTTAACATCATTTCATAATTTTTATCAAAATCATCATAAAGATTCTTAAAAAAATATTTATAATTACCAAATAACCATAAATTATCATTAAATATGTAAGGTCTTCCAGAATGAAAATTATCTACATAGATATTATCTTTATTTAATGTTGAAAGAAGCGGCATTGTATAAATTGCAATTTCAAATCTAGTTAAAATAATCCAATCATATTCTATATGATTATCTTTTTCATAGTTTTCACATAACTGTAAAGAATTTTTAAATGAATAAAATCGCGATTTATGTGAATCTATAGTATTATCATGTTTATCGGGCCATGGAACATTATATTGTTTTTCTGAATTAAAGTTTTTTGATGCTTCATATATCACATCTTTAAAATGATATAAATTATTAATTTTTTCTGGAAAATTTGCTTCAATTTTATAATCTTTTTTAACAAGTGGCCCTGTATAATAATATTGGCCCACTTGTTCTAGTGACCACCATGTGTGTGCAAAAACATCAGTATCATATTTAGATATAAATTCTCTTTGGAGATGAGAAAAGCCAATTTCGTAATTTCTAGGTTGGCCATGTAAACATATAGCTATTTTCATTTTAAACGTTTAAATATTGTTTTTTAATATTGTTAATTTATTTAACATTTCTTCTCCTTTTTTATTATCTTGTTCTGCTATTTTAATATCTGGCCAATAAGATTCAGGTAATGCAACATATAGAACAAAAGTTTTTTCTAAACCATAAATTTCTTCTTTAGTCATAGTTGGCATATTTAACAAACTATGTTTGAACCATGACATTGGAATTATTTCATTACCCGTAATGTATCCTTTCTTTAAGCAAATTTCCTTTAATTTTGTACCACCAAATGGAATAAAGGTTAATATGCTTAACCAATATTTACCCCTTAAGATCTGACCTACTTGTTTATTAAGTCTAATAGTCTCAAATGCATCTTCTCTTGTTTCATCTGGTAGGCCTATCATGTTGTTTATTGTAGGCTCCATATCATATTTTGCAATTATTTCAAAAGCATCTATAATTTGCTTATTAGTTAAACGTTTATTGAGTAACTCTTGTCTAATTCTTTCTGATCCATGCTCAATTGCTACAATTAAAGATTCACATCCCATTTCTACTAATAATCGAGCTTTTTCATCTGTAACAGTATCTAATCGAGTTTGACATAAAAATGGAAGATTAACTTCTTTTTTATATCTTTCTGCAAATTCTCTAAATTTTTTCATTGGCATTCCTAAGAATGTTTCTGATCCAAAGAAAACGAAATTTGCATCGATTGATTTAATGAGAATTTTCATTTCATCAAAAATCTTATCTAAACTTTTCATTCTAAAATATGTACCACATATATTATGATCAAAAACATCTTTTAATGCAGGTGATGCACAATAAGTACACTTAAATGGACAACCTCTATCAAAATCCACACATATCATTTTAACAATACGCCCATGAAATGGTCTATAAAAACGATAAGATTCATAAATAGAAAAATCAGGAGTAAGTATATCATCTAATTTTAAAAGAGGTCTTAATGAATTTTTTATAATATTTCCATCTTTATCTTTAGTATAAATATTTTTTATTTTAGTACAATCTTCATTATTCATAAGTTTATTACACAATTCAACTAAAGCTTCTTCTCCTTCACCTATACATGCAAAATCTATTTGTGGGTGATTTAATATTTTTCTATAATTAAAAGTAGTTCCCACGCCACCTGTAACTATTTTAATTTTTTTATCTTTGATTTTTTCTAAAAATTCAAATACAAATTCTATAGAACTTTCAATTAATGTAAAACCAATAAGATTTGGTTTGTAATCTTCAATTATTTTAATAAAATCTTCATAAATATTAATAGTTTTAGCAGTAAAATATTTTTCTATATTACTAGCTTTAACTAATCCCAATTTTACACGTTTTTCATCATTTGTTTCTGTGTTTTGTGGTTTATATATTGTACAATCAAATAACTTTACATCAAACCCATCTTTTTTTAGATAAGCTGCTAATATTGCAAGATTACTTGGTGCTATTCCTAATAATGGCATATTGGGATAAAACAACAATACTCTAAAATCTTTTTTCATATTTTATTAAGTTTCTACACATTTTTTACAAACCGGATTTTTCCAATATTCTCCATTTTTATGAAGTTTTCTTAAAACATTTATTTCTTTACTATTCCATGATTCTTCTATATTTTTTAAGATTAGTTTAGTTCTGGTTTCATTTTTTAATCCAACATTTGGTATATTAGATAAAGGTATTGAAGTTTTTAACATTGCTATAGGAATTTCTGCACCAAAAAATGTGCAACATGGTAAAATTGTACCATCATATCTAATTGTTAAATGAAGAAATGGTTGATTACATTTAAATTTTTTTCTAACATATTCTGCTTTTTCATATCCTAAAATGTTTATATAACTTTGAATTCCTATACTTTCTACTTTAGTTTCCCAATATTTTACAAAATCTTCTAATTCGTGTTCATTATCATCGGTTTTGACAAAATTAACTCTTATAGTTGGTAAAGTAACATCCATTCCCCTTTTTATTTCAATAAATTTTTCTATATTTTTTTTAATTTGATTAAAGTTACCACCTTTTCTAATTTTATCATAAGTATCTTTTGTATAAGCATCTATTGATATTTGAATACGACTTAGTCCCGCTTCAATTAATTCTCTTGATATTTTTTCTGTAAGTAATGAGCCATTAGTACTAAAATATATGTCTAAAATTCCTGCATCTTTTGCATATTTGATAAATTTATTTATATCTTTTCTCATAAGAGGTTCATTAAGATAATTAAGTCTTATAGCCTTTAAACCTTTTGGGATAGAATAATCGATTATTTCTTTATAAACACTAAAAGGAAACCATGTATCTTTATCTTTTATTTTAGATTCAATATTCCAGGTACATGTTATGCAAGAAAAATTACATGAGTAATTTAATTCAAAATCAAGTTGTGGAGGAAATTCTGGTATAATTTCTAAATTTGATGCTTTATCCCATATTTTTCTATATTCATCAAAATCTTTTTTATTTATATCATTTCTAAGATTATTAATAAATTTTTCTTTATTATAAACTTCAGTAAATTCTTCAGCCGGAGTTTTTTCTTCATCATTTATATGATCTAATATTTCTGACAAATCATTAAACATTTGTATTCCTTCTTTATTATCTTGCTCAGCTATTTTTATTTTAGGCCAATATAATTCAGGTAACAATACATACATAGCAAAAGTTTTTTCTAATCCATAAATTTCTTCTTTACTTAATGACGGCATATTTAAAATACTTTCTTTTTGATAAGAAAAAGGTATATCAAAATCTTTAGAAATATAATTTTTTTCAATACATATTTCTCTTAATTTAGTACCAGCAAAAGGAATAAATGTAAAAACGTTTAAAGTATGATTTCCTTTTAAAATTTTTGATATTTTTCTATTTAGATCTATTGTTTCAAAAATATTTTCTCTGGTTTCATCTGGCAAACCTACCATATTATTAAGAGTAACAGTAATATTATATTTAGCTAAAATTTTAGAAGATTCTAATATTTTTTTATTAGAGATATGTTTATCTAATAATTGTTTTCTTATTTTTTCTGAACCATGTTCTAAACCCACAGAAACAGCTTGACATCCCATTTCAGCTAATAATCTAGTTTTTTCTTCAGAAAACATATCTAATCTGTTTTGACTCCAAAATGGTAAATTAATTTCTTTTTTATATCTTTCGGCAAATTCTTTAAATTTTGCTAGAGGTAGTGCTAATAATGTTTCTGAACTTATCCATAAAAAATTAATATCATATTTATTAATAAGATCTTTTATTTCTTCAAATATTTTATCGAGATTTTTAATTCTATAATAAGTGCCACAATTATCTTTTTTAAATTCTTCTTTAAGAGCGGGTGCTGCACAATAGGTACAAGAAAATGGACATCCTCTATCTAGATCAATTTGAGCCATTCTAACAACAGTACCCATAAATGGTCTATAAAATCTATCATATTCATAGATAGAAAAATCAGGTATTGGTAATTCATTTAAATTAGCTCTTTTACGTTTCGGATTTTTTATTATATTTCCGTCTTTATCTTTAAAACAAAGATTTTGAATTTTTGTACAATCTTCATTATTCATAAGTTTATTACATAATTCAACTAAAGCACCTTCTCCCTCACCTATACAAACATAATCAACTAAATTTGAATTTAATATTTTTTCATAATTAAATGTTGAACCAACTCCACCAGTTATAATTGGAATTTTTTTATGTTTAATTTTTTCAATAAAAGAAAATGCATATTTAATTGTACTATCTATAACATTAAATCCAATAAGATTTGGTTTATATTCTTCAACTATGTGAATAAAATCTTCATATATATCTACATTTTTAGCTTTTACATAATTATTTATATCTGCTTTCATTACTTGTCCAAATTTTGATCTTACATCATCTTGTGTTTCATCTGTCGTATTTTTATACATTGTACAATCAAATAACTTAACATCAAAATTATCTTGTTTTAGGCAGGCAGATAATATAGCCATATTACTTGGTGCCACACCTACTAAATATTCATTCGGATAAAATAATAATATTTTGAAATTTTTTCCCATTATAATATTATATCTTTAATTCCTATATTTCTTTCTATTTCTATTGCTGTAGCAACTTTTATATCATCATTTGGTTTTTTATCATTAATTATAATACGTTCTCCTCTAGTAAGACCCATTATCAGCTGATCATAGAATATTCCTAATTTAGTTAATTGTTTTTCAGTGTATTTTCTCATAGATTCTTTTCTTCCTGTAGTCAAAATAATTTTATATCCAAGAGCTTCCCATTCATTTAATTTTTCTATTGCGCCAGGTAAAAGAATTGGTAATTGAAGAAGTTGTGTTGTTAAATTACCTTGATGTTTTAATAAACAACCATCTATATCTAAAAAAATAGTTTTTTTATATTCATTCATATTTCAAAGGGATATTTTTGTCCAGAATACATTTCAAATTGTTTTGATGCTTGCCACATTGATAATTTTTTACCCCAATTAGTAGTTGTCACACAATCAATAAAATAATTAGTAAATAAAAGATCTTTTTCTATATTTTCAACAGGCGTACAATTATAAACAATACTATTATCTATAATTAATCTATCATTCCAATTACTTCTTGATATAATTATTACATCAAGATTTATTTTTTTAGCTGCATATTGAATTGCTTTAGAATAACCACCATTTCCTAAAACATATAATTTATTAAAACCACTTTTAATTGCAGTTTTTAAAGCTAAATCAGCAGCATAAATGTCTGTATTATAAGCTTTATATATTGGATAATTTTCATCAATTTTTATAATTGTATTTGCTGCACCAATAATAAGACATTCTTCACTTACATAATCAACGTAATTTAATACATCTATTTTATATGGCATACTTACTGCAAAAGCAGCAAAATTTAAAGTTCTTGCAGCTTCAACAGCTTCTTTAATAGAAGAAACTGAAAATGATTTATAAATTGCATTTATTTTACAATATTGAAATGCTTCATTAAATAATTTACATCCTAAATTCCCAGCTTTAACTGAAAAAGACCCGTATAATTTTGTATCACTATTTATTTCCATTAAAAATATCATTAAACATTAGTTTCGATTTAAAAAACAAAATTTCATCCATTGGTTCTTCATGTAACGCGCACATATTTAAATAAATAAGTGATGTTATAATTTTTATAATTTTCATATCATAGTTATTATCATTTATCCATTTTTCAAACATGTGTTCTATTTCTTCTGATTCTCTGTAATGTCTATAGTGTATATCATATTCATTTGTATAAAGAATTTCATAAGATTCTCGATATTTCATTTTATCATAAGACATCAAAATACCACCATACATTTTAGCCAAATCGTAATAAAGATCTCCACCATTTATCGATCTTCCGAAAGTATCTCTCCAATCTATAAATTTATATTGATTATTAGGTGTTAAAATAATATTATCAAATTGAAGATCCCCATGAAAGTTCTTAATAGTGTTTTTTGCATACTCATTCCAATTTTTTAAAGTTTTAAGTGCAATATCAAGATAACTATTTATTGATTGAGTTTTTATTTCATTTATAATATGATCTTGTTCAAATGCTGCTCCTTTTTTTGATAAAAATTCATTAAGCCTTTTAATGGTTTTATCTTTATAAAAATAATCATAGTCTAATTCATCACACACTGTTTGTTCTATCCAAACTTTTTCATTTAGCCAATTTAATAAAGGAATAATATGTTCTTTTAAATTAGTATTATATAACGTTTTTCCTTCTATTTTTTGATATGAATATGTATGATCATTATATACATCAATAGTTGGTACTAAATCTCCTAAAATTTTAGATCTTTCTATTTTATTTAAACAAACTAATTTATCTGGAAATGTTTTAATTATTTTATTATTAATACAATATGTATTACTTCCATCAATTTTTACTAATCCAACATTTTTACTTTTTTTATTATACTGTTCTTTATTTCCAACATCATAATATGTAAATTGTTCTCCTTTAATTTTTTTATATGCAAAAGGATTATAAAATGCAGAAACAATTTCTCCTTCTACAGATATATTAGCTTCAAGTTGTTCCCAAAATGTTCTATAATCTAATATTCCAAATGTACCAATACACGCCCATTTATAACTATTATTAGATTTATTCTTAAAAACTTTAATGTTAGCATTTTCATCTATATCTAAAGATGAATAAATTTCTGGAGTATGTGCACATTCCATAGTTTCCATGGGTTGCATACCTATCCAATTATAATCTAATGCTGGAATTTTTTCATGTACAAATCCATCAGATACTGTAAAATAAAATGGACGTTGTAAATATTCTTTACATTTCATCATAGAATATCCAGGACCTGATCCAACACCTATAAATTTATCTATTTCAACATATGTTATTTTTCTATCAATATGAACAATATCACAATATGATTTTACTAAATTAGATTTATAACCAACAGCTATAACTATATCATATTCTTTTGGGACGCTATTGATAATAATCGATATCATTGCAATTCCGTCTATTGGTAATAGACATTTATTTGTGTGTGTAGTTAAATCTTTCATTCTTGAACCAATACCTGCAGCAAGAATACAGAATGCTGGATTTAATTGTTCATCTTTAATTATTCCACTTGGACGATGTACATCATCTTCTACTCTAATAACATCATCTACTTGAGGTGTTGATACTTCTTGAAGTATTATATCAGTTAGTGCTTCTAATCTATGAAGTCTTCCTGGCAAAACAGTAAAAAAATCATTGGTTTTTATTATCTTTGATTGAAGTACCTTATTTTCATCTTCAAGATACATAATAGCCTCTCCGACTATTAAATAATTTGTTTCAAGTTTTTTTTCATGGTATTGAAGACTCGTTCTATAACCTTTATTAATATAAATTCTTTTATAACAATAGAAATCATTTAATTCAAGCCATACTTCTTTACCCCATGGTTTATATTTTATTTTACTATCCATTTATTATATAATTTTATTTTTTCTTTAATTTGGTTTTTTATAATATTATCATCCATATTTATTATTTCTCTTATTGCAGTATTATGGTAGTGACCACAAATTTCTATAAGTTTAGTTTTTTCTTGAGACGGTTTAAAATAAGTTAAATCAACCCATTTTTTCCATTTTTCTCCATTTAAACAAATTTTATAAATTTTCTCAAAAACTGTATTATTATTTATATGATCTAATAATACCATTGTTTCAATAACCCCAAATTCTGGAGCAATATTGATTGCGTTTAATCCATTATCAAATCTTATTTTAATTTCTTCATTTGTAAGATAATCTCCATTATGTTCTTTACTTAAAACTCCAAAATCGTTACACACGTTAATCATATTTTTTAATCTATTAAGATTAAATATACCTGTATTTTTAGTTTCTTCTAGATTTGTTCCTGATTGAATTACTGCATATTTTATTCTATTAAAAAGAGGACCTAAATCTTTTTGTAAATCATTTAAAAATGTATATAAATAAAGAGCATCATATGGTTTTATCGCTTGTTCAGTTCCTATTTCAAAAAAACTATTAGGACTTAACGTATTCACATAAAAAATATGGTTAAGAGTTTCTCTTAAACAATGAGTATAATCATTAATTTCATTTTTAAATGGATCAATATGAATAATATCCATATCTTCTATAGCATCCCAATATAACGATGTCATTGTATCATACATGGACGCTTTACTATTTTTCCCCTGTCCTTGACCTGAATGATCTCTACAAATTAATACTTTATTTGTTTTACTTTTGATATATCTAGTAAAATTATGCGTATTATAGCCAACATATCCTCCATCATAATCTATTTGTCGTCTCGTTGCAACAAAACCAAATCGTTGATTATTTTCTTCTGCAAATTCTATTACAGCATCAATAATGTTTTGTGTCATTGGTCCAATATAAAATTTAATATCTTTCATCTTTCTACATTATAATTTAACTCATTTAATTTAAAAACTTTATGTAAAACTCCATTAAACAATAAATGAAAAACCATTGCTGTTTCAGCTGTAATATAATAATATTCAAATAATTCTGTATCAATTAATTGTTGTACATATAATGTATTTTTTACATTTTGCTGCATATCATAATTTTTATCAAAATCATTAAACATATTGATAAAATCATATTTACGATCCATTCCAAATACCCACAAATTATCATTATAGATATATTTTCTTCTATAATGATAATTACTTACATATATATGTTCTTTACTATATTTAGACAAACTAAAATCCGGCCAATTATAAATTCCAATATCTGGTCGTGTAATTATAGTCCAATCATAATTAATATTAGTTTCTTGTTCATATTCTTTTAGTAAAGTCAATACTTGATTTAAAGAATAAAATCTAGAACAAAGAGAATCATATATTAAATCGTGATTTCCATCTATTTTATATTTTCTTATTGGTATAAATTTTTTAGATTTTTCATATTTAAATTTTTTAAAATTATATGCAGCAGATATTTCAGGTATTAAGTTTGGTTCAACATTATAAATTGGTGGAGACCAGGGTGATGAATCATAAGCTTGTCCTATCATATCTTCTGACCACCATGTATGACAAAAAACATCTACATCATATTTAGATATAATTTCTTTATTAAGAAATTCATATCCTTTTTTCCATACGCGCGGTTGTCCCTGAAGACATAACGCCATTTTCATTTTTTTAATATTTTATAAACACATTCTCTACCATCATATTCACTATCCATAACTGATATTTTATTATATATTGTTTTTTTAAATTGCTTTTTAAGTATATCATCTATATATTTATAAGTCAGTTCAAGAGGATGTCCGGCATCATAATGATCATTAATTTCATTAATTCTATTTTCTGGAAGAAATTTTTCATGAAAAATAAATACTCCGTCATCATCTAACATTTCATCTATTTTTTGAAATATTAGATCAATATCATAACAATGAGGAATAACGTTTAGCATAACAACCAAATGATATTTATATTGAATTATAAATTGTTCAATTGGAATAGGATATAAATTTACTTTTAAATTATTTAAATATCCATTTTTATATTTACATTTAGCGCTATGATTTAAATAATCATTAATTAATGGATCTAATAAATCTATTCTTTCAATATGTTTAAATAATTTAGGTATTATTAATCGTAAATTTGTAAAAGGACCACACCCTAATTCAATCATGTTTATTGGTTTATTTGGTAATGAAAAATTTAATTGTTCATAACCACCAAATATTTGTTCATATTCGCGATTATGATCATCTTCCATTATTTTAACCATTGTAGCTCCCGGTTTATCACACCATGTGGTTTTTTCAAAATGTTGGGCTTCTTTCCATCGTTCTATATCAACAACAGGTCTACCGACATTTTTAATCATGAATTTTTCATCATTATGTTCTTGTAATAGTTTTTCAGCTTCTTCTCCTTCATAACAATTTATGTTCTTATCAACGTATGATTTCATTTTTTAATTGTATTAAATTAGATTTTAAATTAGATTTTGTATTATATCTAAATATTATATTATTTTTAACTTACATTTTTTACCATGCCATTGATTATAATTACTACTATTTTTTCTTTTTGTTTCTGGTAGATTATGTTTTTTAATATTATTTTTATGTTCTTCAGATATTCATGAAAATTTAATTAGTTTTTACTTTTTTTACTCTTTTATTTTTTGTATAAACCACGATTCAAAATTTTCTATATTTTGTAAATGTTTTTTTCTTTGCTCTGGTATAAATATAGGTTCATTATACATTTTAAAAAATTCATTATCATCATTATCAATGAATTTTATATACTCCATTAAATCTTTATTATAAAATTTCATTACATTTATGAAAGCTTTTTCATTCCAATCTTCTTTTATTTTTGGATCTCCCCAGTATAGGGGAATACTTGCGCCCAAGAATGCATCCATTATTTTTTCAGTTGTATATCCTGGATATGAATTATTTTCAAAAGCTATAGAAAATTTATGTTTAATGTTACAAAAAAATGTAAATTTTGCATCTCTCCAATATCCTCCATGCGATATTTTTTGTAATCCTTGATCATTAGTTCTAAATCGCCCATATGAATTAACATACTTATACGCATTTAATTGATCAAAAAATCCATTTCTAAAAAAATTATTACCATTAGAAACTGTAAATGAACAAAATTTATCAAAAGATTCATGATTAATTCTATTGAACAATTTATCTTTTAATTCAGGTCTTAATATTAAATAAACCTGCCATAAAGGCAAATGATAGTTATTATCAGTATGTGGATCAAACGATATTGAATAATTACTTCCAAACTGAGAAGGTCTATAATTTTCTCCAAGAAACAATATTTTTTTACATTTATATTTTGGTGTTTCTTTAAATCCATTATATATTGAATGTATTATTACATCAGGATTATTTGCAGTTACTTCTACATCAAAATGTTTTTGTAGAATAGGTAGAAATATGTTTTCATAATTAAATTCTGGCCATACATCACAAAAATATACTTTTATTTTATTCATTATTTTATTTTTTAAGTTTTTTTATTTTTCCACATTTCCATATCTTCTAATGTGTCTCTTAATAAATTACTATATTTGTGTTCTTTAGATTTAAAATAAAAAATTTTTTTCTTTGTATTTAAATCTTGAGATATATTTTCTGTAACATAATCTTCATAAATTAATCCATTATTTATATATAAATTTCTAATAAAATCATTAACATAAGTTAATCTTCCTGAACCTATAATTTCATTTTCTTTTGCTAATATTGATCGTTCAACTACATATTTAGGATGTACTAAATCTCTATAAAAATAAGTATTTCCTATTTCAATTCTTTTTTTATTAATTATTGAATCAAAAATTTTAGAAAAAAGAAATTCTTTTTTTCGATATACTGAATTAAAATTAAATGGATGTAAAACAATAACTTCTCTATATAGTTGATGTACTTCATATATTTGCTGAATCATCATTTCTTTTGATATACAATATCCCGTATATAGAGAATTGTGATCATAATCGAATTTATCATTTAAATCTATTTCTCCTGTATAATTATTCCATAATTCACTTGATCCATATACAATAATATAATTACAACGGTCTTTAAAAAAATTAATTAAATCAAGAGTAAATTTAACATTCACTTTAAAATATAAAGTAAAATCTTTTATTTCATGAAGTCGTTGTTCTGCAAATGTTATAAATACTCTATCATAAAATTTATTTCTAAATTGATATAAATTAATATTTCTTGAAGATATTCTTTCATATTCTTCCGGAAAATAATATGAAAGTTGACTCGATGAACCTATAATAAGTGAATTCATATTATATCAAATTTAGGACATGGTATGATAAAATGACCACCATTTTTTAAATATTCTTTTTCTCTTTCTATAAATTCATTTATAAAATGCCATGGCAATATAAGTAAATAATCTGGATGAACATTTCTCATAGTTTCTTCAGAGTGGATAGAAATATTTGTTCCAATTGTTTTTAATCCATATTTATATGGGCTTCTTTCTGCCGCACCATCAATTAAATTATCATCTAAATTAAACCATTGTAATAAAGTATTTCCTTTAGTTGATGCGCCATAAACCCAAATACTTTTTCCTTCGCTATGAATTTTATTAATAAAATTATATGTTTCATTTCGTAAACTTAAAATATTTTCCCAAAATTGTATATAATTTTCTTTATTGTTTAATTTTAAGGTTTTTTCATATTCTCTAAGTGATTCAATACGCATTTTTGCTACATCTCTATATGGTGATGATCCAAATGAACTAAGATTGGCAATTTCTTTTTGAATATAAGTTCTAAAACTTCCACCATTAACGTCATTCAATAATACATCAACTATTTTAAATCCTACTTTTTTTAACATATATTCCATTGAATATAAAGAATGATAGAATACATGTTCATGACAAATATTATCGAATGCAAGTTGTTTAATCATTAATGGCATATAACTTTGTTGAATTACAAATAATCCATCATCTTCCATTATATTATAAATTTCTCTAAGAAAAGAAATTGGATCACTTAGATTGTAAAACATTGCAATACATGTTATTATAGAAGCCTTTGTTTTTATAAAATTTTCATAAATTTCTTTTGAAAAGAAATTTTGAATAGATTTATCACATTTAGATATGATTTCTTTTTGAAAACTTTCTCCAACGGGATCAATGCCTACTGTAAAATAATTATTTGTTTGATGTACAAATGATAATAAAGTACCATCATTAGACGCAATATCTAAAAAAACAGGAGAAGTAGTTTTTAATTTAGATAATCGCATACAAGATTTTGCAATATCTTCTAATTCGTTAGTCATGGTTGTATTAGTATTCGAACGATACCAATATTTTTCATATATAGAATGTTTATCCGCATTTTTTTTCAATTGTAAACATTGAGTTTCGGGAGATAACATCATAGTTAAATCCCATTTTTTTAATTCTTTATAATCTCCTTCAGTTTTAATGAAATCTGATATATATAATTCGCCTAATGAAAACAATTCAATAAGTGGTTTATTTGATATTCTACAATTCATATTTTTAATTTTATCTATATTTCAAAAATTGTTGTTGGCTTAACATATGATGTTCTTCAGGATATTTAAAAAATGAAGTAATTTTAATACCTAATTTTTTTAAATACTCCCCTATTAAACACTCAACACTAAATGGTAATCCATTTTTAACTAATATTTTATAAAAAAGAAATATTGATGCATATTTTTTCATAGTTTTTACGTTACCGGCTGAAAGTACATCTGAAATACATGAAAATTTATTACACATATTTGGATTATTATAATCTACATATTCTATATTCATAAGATTTGTTGTTAATAATTCGTTATCTTCAATAACAATATTAGTAATAGGTTTAACAAATATATTATCTGTTCTACTTAATATAATATAATCATATGTATTTTCATCTATGATATTAATTACATTATACATAGAATAAAATATATTATGAATAGAAAAAGACCAATAACGAAATATTGGAGTATTAAGTTCTCTAGATGACATCCATGATTTAGTAGTTTCAAGAATATCATAATCATCTTGCATGATAATTTTAGGTTTATATAAAATATTAAATTCATTTAAAACCGATGGACCTACTTTAAATGAGAAAGTTTTTTGATTATTAAATTTAATTCCTTCTGTTTCTTCTCTGTAAGTATGAACAAAAATATCTTTTATATTTAATGGTTCAATTATATTTTTTTTCCAATATGGATAACATTCATCAATATTTCTTAGTTGACCATAAAAAACTAGAGCAATTTTTTTCATATACTATCTTTTTTTATAATATCTTCAAATTCTTTATATGAAATTATTTGTAATAATTCGTTTTTATTTTTATCGAAATCATCCCATGAAAGATTTTCAATTTCTACGTTAGTGCGAATATTTGTAAGAATTTTTCTCTTAGTTAAAATACCACAGCCCATATTTTCATTAATAACGAAACAACTCCAATTTATTAATTCATTTTTTAAACGAATAAATGCTTTGTAAACCGTTCCATTCCAAATATAATCTTGTGCATCAACTAGATATGCATAATAATCTCTTGTATGAAATTCATCAAGAGGTATACAATCATGTATAATAATATATCCATTATTATTAAGCTGCGTAATAGAATTACATATATCTTTATAACATTGATCAGTTGTTCGTAGACCTTTTACAAAAATAACATCATATTTATCATTTATAAAATCTTTGTCATTAAAAAAAGCATCACTTAATATACATGGAGACGGAATCATATAGTATTCATTCTGTATTCCTTGTTTAATTGAAACATCTATATTATTAAAATTATCTTGTAAATAATCTACTCCAATTTCTAAATAAGATTGAAATTTATATCTATCAATAATAAAATTTATTATATCTGTATGAGTTTTCATTTAAGATATTCTTTTATTGTTTTGCATATGTATCTTATTTCTTTTTTTGTTAATTCTGGAAAAGAAGGAAGAATAAATGCTGTTTCAAATAATTTTTTAGAAATTTTAAATTCTTTAAAATAAGAAAAATGAGAATGATAATTTATAGGTGGAAACATTGGTCTTGTTTCTATATTACTAGTGTAAAGAAAATATTTTAAAGCATCTGTTTTTTCTTTATTAAAATTTTTCATTCTTATTCCGAACATCCAATTTGAATGTTTACAATATTCTGATACGTGTTGAAATTCAATTTCTTCAACATTTTGTAGTTCTTCTTTATATAGATTAAAAACATTATTTTTTAATTCAAGGATTTCATCTAATATTTCAAGTTGCCCATATAAAAGAGCAGCCTCAATATTAGTCATTCTATAATTATATCCTAAACCAGAAAAAATAAAATTTCTTGAAGTAACTCCTTGCGATTTTATTCTTTTAATTTCATTAGCAATTTCTTCATCATTTGTGCAAAATGCGCCACCTTCTCCTGTAGTAACTGTTTTACCTCCAAAAAAAGATATTGATGAAGCTAAACACTGTGATCCGGCTTTATAAGATCCATAACTACCAAAAAAACCTTCGCAATTATCTTCAACAATAACCATATTAGGACAGTGAAATTTTACATAGGGTATATTTATAATGTTTCCCATATTATGCACTGCTAAAAATGCTGCATCCGGATTTGCTTCGTGCGTTTTCTTTAAACAATCATAATCAATATTCCAAGTATGAATATCTGCTTCTACAGGAATCAACTCATAAATAGGATTTGTAATAAACATGTTCCATGCTGCTATAAAAACGTTTGATGGAACAATAAGTTTTTTAATTTCAGGATATTTAAATTCAAGTGCTTTTGCAACTAAATGTACGGCAGATGTTCCATGATCTGATGTTAATACATATTTACATTGAGAAATTTCACTTAATTTCTCTTCAACCATTTGTACATATTTTCCATAACAGGAAATCCATGTTGAATCTAAAGCTTCATGAGCATATTTAAGAACTCTTTTTGGTAAATATGGTTTATATGATGGTATCATAAATTTTTACATTTTTTATCATGAAAATTTTCTAATATATGTTTATTTAATAAGTTTTATGTGGTTTTTGTAAATATTTTTCTAAATCTTCTCCATATAATCCGGATTTAATCATTTCTATTAATTTTTGATCTATTTCATGAACTAATTGACTTCTTTGATAATTAAGATCTGTAGTTTTTTTGAGCATTTCCCACATTTCTTTTGCGCCTTTTTCTGTTTCAAAATATTTTTTCTTATATTCATCAAAAGACATTCTTCTTATTTTATATAAAATTTCTTGACTATTCCATAATTTTAAATCAACCGTTGTTAATTTATCTATAAGGGATCCTATTGTGTCTGCCATATCATAGTGTTTTAAATCCTACTAATGTATCATTATCAAATTCTGATAATTCATATCCTAATTTATTATAAAGAGAAATAGCCTTATAGTTTTTCTTATAAACTCTTAATCTTATTTTTTTAGTTCCTTTATTTATAGAAATTTGATGTAAATGTTCCATTATTATATTTGACAAATTTTGTCCTCGATAATTAATATCAACCATAATTCCTAAACTTGGAATATCATATCCTTCACTCCATCCTCTGAGTAATCCATATCCAACAATATTATTTTCGTCCATTAAAAACATAAAATAATCATTTGGTTTAGATGTTATTTCTTTTAATAATGCTTCATAAGTATACTGATGTGGACTAAAAAAATCATATGATTCTTTATTATCCATAAAAAATTTTTCAATAGAAAGTTTTAAATACTCTATATTAGATAACTGAATAAATTTCATTTTTTAATATAAAAATCGTTTACTTTTAGTCTTCTTTCTTTTTTATATCCATACAAACTTAAATATATTTCTATATCTGGATCATTATAATTATCTTCAATTATAAATAATTTAGGATTCCATTTTTCAATAGAAAATCCCTTAAGAACATCTAATTCTGTTCCTTCTGTATCAATACTTATAAAATCAATTGTGTCATATTTATAAAAATGTTCTATACAATAATCCAGTGTTATAACCTTAACAGTTATTGGTATTACTGTCATATTATATCCTAAATTTTTATGTTGATTAAATAATCTATCATCTATTTTTAAAGAACTAATAGCATCTTGATGAATATAAGAATCTTGAATATCTACAATATTAAAGATTAGATTATCATTAACATTTGATATAGCATAATTAATACTATGTAATCTATTATTACTTAATTGTTGAAAATAATATGGATTTGGTTCAATACATAAACTATACCATCCATTTTTCTCAAAATATTTAGTATTACTATTACCTATACCATCCATTGCGCCAATTTCTATACAACCACCAATATAGTCTTTTTCAAAATATTCTTCAATTATTTTATCTTCTCCAGATTGACTATAATAATTCATCATTTTTTAATATAAAAATCGTTTACTTCTAATCTTTTATCTTTTTTATAACCAAATGAATTTAAATATATTTCTATATCTGAATCATTAAAATTATTTTCTACTATTAATAATTTAGGATTCCATTTTTCAATAGAAAATCCCTTAAGAACATCTAATTCTGTTCCTTCTGTATCAATACTTATAAAATCAATTGTGTCATATTTATAAAAATGTTCTATACAATAATCTAAAGTTATAGAATGCACCAATATTGGTTTTATCGTAATGTGCCAATCATATTTTATAAATAATTTTAATAATCTATGATCTATTTTTAATGAACTTCCAGCATCTTCATAATTATTTCCAAGACTTACAACACTAAATTTTAAATCACCTATAATATCGGATATTGCATAATTTATAGTGTGTAATCTATTTTTTTCTAATTCGTTATAATATCTAGGATTAGGTTCAACACATAAACAATACCAACCTTTTTCTTCAAAACGTTTAGTATTATTTATTGTTATACCGTTACTTGCTCCAATATCTATACAACCACCAATATAGTCTTTTTCAAAATATTCTTCAATTATTTTATCTTCACCAAATTGACCATAATAATTATTATTTAGTATATGAATATATTCATCATAAGAAACTAATTGAAGTGTTTTTTTTCTATTTTCATTAAAATCTTTCCAACAAAAATTATCAATATTAAATGGTATTGGGTTATTTGGTAATAATTTTCGTTGTGTTAAAATTCCACAACCACCACATTCTTCATCAACTGTAAAACATGTCCAATCTTTTAATTCATTTTTTAAACGTACATATGCACGATAAACAGTTCCATTCCATCGACCTTTAAAGTTTCCATTAAAAAAATCCTGATAAGACATTGTATCTTTTTCCTCCAATGGATTGCAATCGTGTATCACAATAAATCCATTCTTGTTGAGATGTTCTATTGAATTTTTAATATCTCTATAGCACTGATTTTCTTCATGTAGTGCATCAATAAAAATAACATCATATTTTTGATTACCAGCATAATTTTCGAAAAAATAATCGCTACTCATGTGGTGTGTGTACCAGTCATCAGCTCCTACAAGATTATCAACCGAATGTTTTATTTTTGCATTAATTTTATCAAAATTATCTTCTGGATAATATACACCTATTTCAAGATAAGATTCAAATTTGAATTTATTAAAAATAAAATTTATTATATCTGTTCTACTGCCTTCCATAATTTAAATATCATCTATTATTTTCCAATTTAGTCTCATTGCTGCTTGTTCTACTGGATTGGGTCTAGTATATTTATGATAAACCAGGTTATCATGTTTTATATTCATTAAATCTATAAAGGATCTTAATCCAGTATTAATAATATGCACTTCTTTAGCTTTTTCTATTGTATATAATATATCTAATATACTTATTTCTGGATATTTTGGTAATTCAATTATTCTATAATTATTACTAATATATTTTCTATTTATACAAATACCATTATTTCTTGCTGGATCTTCGTGTAAAAAAATAAACTGTTGATTTTCTTTTAGTTGAAAAATATCATAATAAATTTCTTTTTCTTTCATTAAATTTCTTTCAAAATAAAAATTATCCCATTTTAAATAAAATGGGATATTGGCGAGTTGATACCAAAATCTGTCTCCTATCATATTTTCTCCTAAAGTGTATGGTAATCGTGGATTTTCAAACCAAGGTCTAACTTGTTCATACCATACATTACTACTAATAATTTTATCATATTCGCCATCAAGAAAACGTTCTGTTGTTAAAGTTATATTTGGAATACTTGAAAATAATCGTCTAATATTATTATTATGAGAAGAGCTTACTAAAATACCTTGGCTATTATCATCAACTGTTAATATTATGTTATCATATTGTTTTGAAAATTCTTTAATAATTCCAAAAGTTACAATATGATCTCCAAATTGAGTGTGTGTATATATTTTCATCTTATAAAGTCTATTTATCTATAATTTTCCAATTTAAGTGTAAACCCGGTTGTTCAAATATCCAAGGTCTTACATATTTATGATAATTTATATTATTATGATTTATATTCATTAAATCTATAAAAGTTAATGTACTAGTATTATATGTGTGCACTTCTTTTGCTTTTTCAACAGTATATAAAATATCTAATATATTTATATCTAATAATTTATCAAATTCTATTAATTTGATATTTGGATTAATATATTCTCTTTTAATATAATATTTTCTCGCTGGATCTTCATGTAAAAAAATAAATTCTTCATTATCTTTTAATCCTAATACATCATAAAAAACTTCTTTTTCTTTTATTAAATTTCTTTCAAAATAAAAATTGTCCCATTTAAAATTAAAGGGTAAACATGCGTTAAAATACCATTGTCTATCAAATATCCAAGATTCATCAAACCAATCTGGTGGAGGTAATGATGTATCTTTGATCCAACCACCTACCTTTTCAAACCAATATGGCGTACCTGCAATAGAATGATGCGCGCAATGTGTTTCTTCAACATATGGTTCCGGCATTAATTCTACATTTTTAAGAGTAGAATATAATCTTTTAGCACTATTGAATGTACGTATATCATAAACACCCGAAAATGTTCTATCTGAATAACATTCAATTTTCTCATAAATTTTAGCAAACTCTTTGATAATACCATAACAAATACAATGATCGCCGAATCCATGATATGTGAATATTCTAAATGCTTCCATGTTATTCTATTAAACAATTTGTATATCCTTCTCCATATACTTCTTCCATTATTTTAATTAGTTGATTTTGTTGTTTTTTTGTTAAATTTGTATTACATAAATAAAGATCTATTTTACATAACAGATTTTCTGATAAATCTAAATATAACTGTGAAGGTTCTATGATCTGAGTATTATTTATTTTTTCCATAATTAATTTATTTTAGTTTACAAAATCAAAATCTTCAATAACTTCTGGAAGCGCTCCATCAAATATTTCACAACGATTCCATTTCCACGGCCATATAGGATGTAAATTTTTAGATTCTATTGTCCATGGTAACCAAATATTTTTATACCATGTATCAACATCAAAATCATTATTATGACTCCATGTTTTTATTTTTTTAAATACTTCTTCATCTGTTAACACATAAGATCCATGATAACAAATTATTCCTGGAAGAGTCATTCTATTAACAGTTGTAGTATTTCTAATATAATCATATTTGTTTACTCTATTTAAATTAACAATTGTTTGATTAGTGCCGCCAATTATACCAGTATCTGGATCTATTAAAATATATTTAAATGATTTCCAGAATGCATAAAGATTTATATCAAAAACATCAATATTTGTGTTATTTTCAACTATGTTTCTTAATTTATTAAAATCATTATGAAAATAAAATTCATCTGCATCATGAACCATTAGAAAATCAAATTTATCTTTTTTAGCACGTTGAAGACATGCATTTCTTTGTTCTGTATCATTCAACCAATCTCCTTCAATAATGGTTATTTTATCCATATATAAAGATTGTTTGATAATATTTAAATCAAATGAATTTGTATAAATTTCTCTTGCTTGAGGGTTATATCCCCACGGTAGTTGACTATGCATTATGTATATCTGATCAACGTGAGAATAAGCATTTTCAAGGTTACGCATGATCCATTTTTCTTGATCAAACGTCATCACATATGTTGCAAATGTCATTAAGTTTATTTTTAAAGAGTATTTTCTTTAGGAATTACAATCCACATAATTATATAAGCAAAAATAAAAGGAAATATAGTAAATAATGTCCCAAATATAAAAATAAGTCTCCAAGCTATTGGATCAACTCCAAAAAATTTACCGAGGCCACTGCAAACTCCTCCGATCCATTTGTCGGTTAAGTTTCTTTTGAGTAATGTAATCATTTTTATTTTATTTATTTATAATTTTATTTATGTTTTTTATAGTTTCTGTATCATCAATTTTTTCATATGTTAATTTAAATATATTCGGTTTACATGGATAAATTTCGCCCATTATTCCACAAATAATATAATCATTATAATCTGCATTCATAGGTCCTTCATCTGTTTTAATTGCTATCCAATTATTAGCAAACACAATATGACCTTTATTATAATGATTTATTATCCAATCTGGCAAGTTATCCCAAGATTTTTCAGCCCAATTTAAGATATCTGATACTTTTTCAACTTCAACTACTATTGGGTTTTTCCTAAATTTCATAATTCTAAATTTTAAATTAAAAAATTATAAATAATCGTCTTCAGAAATTCCTAAAAGAAACACACTCTTGTTTTTTTGATAATTTTTATTTTCTCCTCTAATATTCGATGTAAGTGTTTTTGAAGGAACTACTAAAGGCGGAGAAGCTATATAAAAATTGTAATTCAATTGAGTCATCATAGTCCAAGACCCTCTATCCGCGATCATTGGTGTTTCATCTTGAAGTTTAATATATCCTTCCATAGCTCTTCTGTTTAAACCATATGCTAAAAATGACCAACTCATGAAGCCTTTCGTCCATCTCGGTTTTACTCTAATATTTTGTGCTTCAAGAGCATACATAAAAGAATATAATAAAATTCCATCAGTTCCTTCTGGAATTGTATCAAGATATTTGGGTAATAATTCAGTAAAATCTTTATGAAATGCACAATCATCTTCAAATACAAAAATACTTTCAGCTCCATTAAGCAAAGCAGATTTAATAACATGATAATGACTTAAAAAACACCCAAACTCATTTGGATATTCTGGATTAAATCTTACATAATTTTGATTTCTTTTATTGTGTATTTCTGCATAAGGTTTTATAAAATGGTGTGAGTAATTTTGAATAACTGGTCTATAAAAATCAACATCTAAGTCATTTCTTATAAATTGAGCTAACATATATTTATACTTATCTTCTCTTTCTTGAAGACAAATGCAAATTCTTTTATCGTATCTTTCGTTAATTAAACTCATAATCTTACTCTATCATTAGTATAACCTTCACAAACTATTTCTTCTAACCATTCTTTATATCCTCTATTATAATTGATAGCTTTTAATTTATAATCATAGAATGTAGCATCACATCCTGTATTTCTTTTATAATACCAACGAGCTTTATTTCCTAAAAACCAAGCTTTTGCTTCTAACCATATACCATAATCTCTATTTGGCCATCCTTTATACCCTTCTACATCCCAACCCGTTGTTGGAGGTAATCCTGTAGAGAATTTATATTTAATTCTTAAATCTAGCGGTGTCATAAGTCTTTTTTTGTTTTATAAACAAATTTAGAATAATTGTGTTCAGGATTGAATCCTATATCAGTTAATGCATACTGTAAATTTAAAATTGAAGCACCTGTATTATTAATCACAAAGCTAGAAGTTCCTTTTTCAGAAAAAATAAAATGTAACCCTGGTTCATTAGTATTATTTTTTCTACCGACTATTATAGTATTATCATTCCACTTCATCATAGGATCAATGTATACAACCATATTAACAATTTTTCCTATACTATAAATTCTAAAACTTTCTTTTATTTCGCTTTTTGCTAAATAAACAAAATTCCAATTTTTTTGTAAAATATTTGCTGTTCTAAGATTACAAATAATAAAATCTGCGGGTCCTCTTCTTGTTCTATGAGCTATTTTATTAGATTCTTGTATTATTTTATAATGTAATGCCTGAGAATTTTTTATTTTAAATGTTTTAATGTATGGTTTATTAAATAACCTATAGAAAAATATAAAAACTTTATCAATAAATGTATTATTTTTATTTTTACTTGCCAAACCAACTATTGCTTTTAAAAATTGTTCTTGTATGCCTTTACTCATTTCTTTAATACTTTGATTAACAATTGCCGCTTTTACATCAATATTATAATCTTTAAGTTTACTAATTTGGTCTTGTGTAACATATGCAGAAACTTGTGAATTTCCTAATTCTATTTTCTTTGAATATGGAACGAATTCAATGTATTGGAAACCATCAGATTTTTGTTTCAATATCATTTCATGATATTTTAATTCTGTTTTTTCTGTATTAATTATTACTACGGGAACAAACTTATCTATTTCAGATTTTTCAATAATTAAGTCATTCATTATTGAAGATTCGATAATTTCTTCTAAATTTTGCTTTGGCATTAAAATAATTTTTTAGTATTTATACCACGTTTATTAGTATCTAATGTTTCAACAAGTTCTTTTTTCTTATCTTTTAAATAAGAGATTTCCATATTTTTAAATGCAGTAACGCCTAAATAAGGAATTTTATTTTCTTCTTCAAGTTTTTTAATTTTATCAGCAAAACTTATATTACCAAACTTTTTACATATTTCATATACAGAAAGAAGATTAAAATTTTTTCCTACGCTTTTAATTGTTTCTATAGCTGCAGGAATAACTTTATCTGCATTAAATGCTTGTATCATATTGTAAGATGATTCAAGATATTTATTCATTTCTTCTTTATTATCACTTAATTTTATGAGAAAATCTACAACATCATCATAATTATCTTGTTCACCGACATATATTGCAGAGTACGGAACATCTATAAATTTTCTTCCATCTAGTAAATGATTATTTTCTCCAAAATGCTTATCTAATATAGGAATAGTGCCTACACCTATTATTTCTAATTGTGTATATTCCATTCTATCTCCATAATTTTGAGGAGTCTTTGGTAAACTCCAAAATGCTGGTGAGAAGGTCACAGAAGCTATAGCGTCCATTCCCTCGTTTCTGATATATGGTCCATATATCTTTACTGGGCCTGTCCCTGAACCTTCACCCTTATCATTATAATAAGTGATATCTTCAGCCATAGGCTTTAAGAAACCAAAAAATGCAGCAGAACTTTTTTCGATACCGAGTATTTTGCATTCCCAGGTTGGATCTACTTCTAAAAGTCGTTTTATTATTTGAATTGTTCTTGGAGTATTTTTTGAAGGAGCAGCTCTACTAATTGCAATCATTCCTTTTTTCTTATTATTAAGATACTTTTGTCTATACGTATCTAATTCTTCAAAATTCATCCAAATGTCGTACTTTTGAATTCTTTCTTTTTTCTTTTGAATTCCTAATTCATTTAAGAATGAAGAAAAATCACTATTAACAGAAAAATGAAATACGGTGTCAGCATTATAAACCATCGGAACAAGATACAAATAATCTATTTCTGCAATTCTAATATCATGAATGTATACAGCTTTTAATGGTTTGTTTATTTTCTCATAAAATTCATAATAAAAATCTTTAACATATTTTGGATCATCAAGTCCAGGATAATTAAACCACATTGTAATATCATAGTTTTCATCAATTTTTTTAGCTACTTCATTAAGATCATTTCCTTTTTTAGAATATGTAAAGTATTCAATGTTTTTTAATCCATGAACCCCACCTCTTGCATAAGTTCTATTTTTAAAAATAAAAGGAGTCACGATAGCTCCTGTTTTTTCTGCCCAAAGTTGAAGCTCTGCTACTGTTCTAGTAACTCCACAACCTTCTTCTCCTTGTCCGTAAATGACAGCAATTTTTAAATTTTTATAATTCATAGTTTTTATATTAAATCCATTATTTTATTACATTCTATAATAGCACCTTCTAATTGATGTATTTCTTTTAACATTAATGCACCTTCACTTCCTTGCATGCTTATTTGATCCAAATTATTATATTCTATTTTTTTATTAAATAACAAATGATTAAGATGTCTATCTTCATCAGCTATTCTTTTTTCATTGTGTATTCAATTAACTTTATCATTTTTTTCTATGATCTTTTTTATTTTCTTCATTATATATCTTTTCTCTTAATTGAGAACTTCCAAAATCATGTTTTCTTTTATTATATATGATCGGACATAAATCCCATCCAGTGTGCTTAGTGCCTTTGTATTCTTCACCAACAAATCTAACATCTGGTTCAATCATTTTTACCATGTCTACGATATTTTCTTCTGTATCAAACGGAATTATCATATCTACATATTTAACGGCCTGTAATTGTATATACCTTTCGTATATACTTTGAATAGGTTTGTTCTTTGTATCGGGTCTTGAAATTGTAGGATCAGAAAGTAAACCTACAACTAAAAAATCACATTGACCTTTTGCTTCTGATAACATAGCAATATGTCCAGCATGCATTAAGTCGAAGGTACTACAGGTAAATCCTATTTTCTTTCCTTCTTTTTTGAGTTTTTCTATTGTTTCAAACATCGTATCGAATTTTACTTATATCAGTTTTACGATAACTCGCAAAGTTTCTTTCATCATACATTATCATAACAGCGTTAAGCCATTTTGTAATATTTTCATTAAAAAATAATATTTCAGAAGTTTTATTTACATAATTTATTTTTAATCTTTCTTTTGCAACATTATATCTTATTGATTTAATTTTATGATAATTTAAAAAATCCGTATGATTTATAGTTTTAACAGCTTTTTTAACCGCGAAAGACCAAGCTTTTCTATTTCTAAGATATTCTTTATCTTTTACGGCTTTAATTTCTTCTTCAGATCTTGGTGATAAATGCTTGATCATTAAAGTATATTTTGGGGTATAAATGTTGTTTGAGCTACTTTATAACCTACAGTAAACATATTTGTTAATGCTTCTATTAAATCTTTATTATGATTTCTTTCATTAACAGACATACAAGGAATTCCTATTGATTCTAGCACATCTTGCGCAAGTGCTTCACAGACATGTTCATTACTCAATCCTGGATATAGATTTTTTAAGTAAATAAATCTTTGTAATATGTCTGTAGAACAATTATTTTTTATTGTTTTCATTTAATTCGTTTAATAATTGTCTTATTATTTTAATGTATTGTTCTTTTTGATCTGGATTTTTCTGATACTTTATAACTCTAATCCATTGAGTAATTTCAAGTAATTTAAGATGATACTCACTTACGCTATGACCATTATTTTTTACCCAACTATTTAAAAATACTTCATACTCAAACATTCTATTGTATTTTCTATATGAATGTAATAACTTAGAAATATCAAGTAAATAAGAAGACCAGTTTTTTTCATTCCAAATAGGATCTATTAAATACATACCTTTATCAGTTTGTATAATATTTTCTATTGAAAAATCTCCATGACAAAAAGTACTATGCTGATTAAAATATTCTTCATGTTCTTTCAATAAAAGAATTATATCATAAAAATCCATATTAACATCACAATGATCTCTTATTCTATTAACATAAACGCTAAATGGAACATAGGTTCTATACATTGAAAAAATGTTTAATACATGATTAACATCTTCAAATTTAAATCTTTGACCATTATCTTGTAAAAATTCCAATGCAATAGTATTTCCAATAACATTATGAACTATTGGCACATTGATTAATGGAGCTGCCATGTTATACCATTTTGCAGCATCTAAAGAATCTCCATGAGTTTTGTAAACTCTTTCACCTCTTTTTTCAACAATTGCGCCTGACCAGCCTGTTTGTAAATCTCTAATATCAAGTTCTACAAATTGTTCTGGAGTTAAAGATTTATCATCTATATAATATGCTGCAAGATATTTTTCAAATGAAAGTTCATGATATTTAACTTCATGTTTGGCTAGCCAAGCTTCCATTTTAGTACGATATTTTATAGCCGCTGCTTCAAAATCACCATTACACGATACTTGACCACGAGCAGTAGATAAAATAACTGTCCAGCCTTCATGATATAATTTATTGATTTTATTTATTACAGGTATGTTGGGAGTTGCATTTTCCCAGTCATGAGTTGTAGATACTGAAATAGTATCATCAACATCACAAATGATTGTCTTCCAATAGTTTTGTAAGTATTTGTTCTTCTTCATGTGTACGTTTTTCTATTATATCTATGAACTCCTGAAAAGTTTTAATCCTCTTCATTATTTTGTGATAAATATGCTTCAAGAGCTTCTCTTGGGCTGTTCTTCCATAATTCTTTAGAAATAGTAAAAGCACCTTCCCAATCTGCAGGGCCATCAACTATAACATTTTGATAACCATCGGAAGTAACGCACCAATGACCATCATCGTCATAAAGTAAACTTGGTGCATCTCCAAGTCTTGATAATTGTTCCATAATGAATTCAAATGGAAGAAATAATTGATATTTCTGTAACCAATTAGCTATTTCTATAGCTAAGTTGTCTATTTGTTCTATTTCTTCTGGAGTTGCTGTTTTGTTATTTTCTTTTTCTATAAGACTATAACGAAATTTATCCATAACGGATATCTCTTCTTGAAAAGTATTTTCCATATGTTTTTGAGTATTATATGAAAACAGAGTATTAAGGTTTTGTTAAAAAGAAAAGGGCCTTTTGAGCCCTTTATAAATCATAAAATTGATCGATTACATTAGCGTATATTTTGTAAATGTTTTTCTAACATTATGAACACTTTTTCAGGATTTGTTACTTTATATTTATTTATCCAATCAATAGTAGAATTAAATATAGATATAGCATCTTTTTCTTTTTCGTTTATTCTAAGAACTTGATCACGAATTTTTGGATTTTTTCCTATTACTATTTGCGGTAAATAAATACAATAATTTTCATAACTCTTATCATAATATACTATTACGCGAATTCCCCTAACAGTTTTTTCTTCTTTATATGTGGGTTTATCCTCCTGTGGTGCGTCTTTCCCAGATAAAGCTTTTTTTTCTTTATAAACTTGTTGAAGTTGCTTTGCTTTTTCCCAATCTTCTTTATCAATAGCAGTATGTATAAGTTCACGAAGTTGATCTACATTTTTCTTTTTCAGATCTAGGTTGAAGATGTTTTATAGCTTCATTGACTAATTTGGCTCTCATGTTTTATTTTATATATCTGTCTTTTTATCTCTTAAGATATAATTTCCTTTATCATTTTTGATAAGATATTTTGTTAAGTGTCCCCACCTGGTAAATGCTCCTGACCAATAACCTCTATTAGGATTTCCTCCAACTCTATATTTCCAATTTCCTGTTCCATACGTTATAGTTTTTGTTGGTACAGTATTTGCATCATAACTTCCTTTACCATATGAATATTCATAAGCAAATCTTATAATGTCAGTATAACGCCTGCCCTTTGAACCAGCTTCGAAAATAAATTGAAGAATATCATCTGTCTTTTTTCCTCTTGATGTTAGTCTGTTTTTCATGTTTTTCGTAGTTTAAGTTTATAATTACAGTACAAATATAATAAAAAACCCGAAACTAAAAAATTTCGGGTTACTTATTTTCTAACATTTTGAATATTCACATAAGTCACAATGAACACATCCTTCTTCTCTAATTAAATGACCATTTTCACATTGTGGACACTTTTCATTTAAATTTTCAACTTCTATATATTTTGATAATATACGTCTACACACAGAACTAAATGATGTAATATTATCATCTACTTTTTTAGCTACATTACAAATATGATCTATAGGAGCGCCATGTCTTAGTAACATACTTAAAAATATTGTATGCGCTCTTTGTTCTACTGCTTCTGCTGCTAATTGAATATTATCAATTTCAAATTCACCATTGATAAATTTATAATGTCCACTTTTAACTTTTATAGTTTTTCCATGCGTATTTTTATCCATAGGGGGATTTTCAAAAGCAAATATCTCATAGGGCTTTGTAGTATCTTTCCAAAGCCCTACAATTACTGCATATTTTACTCCATTTGCTGTAGCAACATAATAATCGGCTTTAAGTTCTTTTGCTCTTTTTGGCGCATGATGTGGAGTAAATTCTTCTTCTTTTTTAGTATTACTTACTAATACACCCGATCTTGAACCTTCTCTATAAACAGTAAAGCCTTTACAACCAAGTTCCCATGCTTTCATATATAAATTTGCTACAGTATCTTTAGAAACATTTTCTTGTAAATTACAAGTTTTACTTATACTATGACAAATAAATTTTTGTGCGATTGCTTGGATTTCAACAGTTTTCATATAATCTATATCATTTGCTGTTGCTTGAAAATATGGTGATAATGTTATATCTGTTTCTCCAGTTATATCCATCCATTTTTTTATTCCATGATGATAAACAATATATTCTTGCCATTTATCTCCATTTTGATCTATAAAATCTGGTTTTAATTGATCATTTAGAATTTTTCTTCTTCTTTTATATTCTAACATTATAGCAGGTTCTATCCCAGATGTAGTTTGAGTCATCATACTTATAGATCCTACTGGAGCTGTAGTAGTATTAGCTATATTTCTTCTTCCGGTTAATTTATATTGCGTATATACTTCTTTATCTAATTTTAAAATACTATTTAAAAATGGGTGATCTTTTTCTAATTCAAAATTAAAAATCGGAAATGCACCCCGTTCTTTAGCCATAAGAACAGATGATTTATATGAATTTTGCGCAAGAGATTTATATATTTTTTCTATAATATTAACAGATTCATCTGAACCGTATTTTAATAATAATGCTGCTACTGTATCGCCAATAGCAGTAACGCCTAATCCTGTTCGTCTTCCGTTAGTAGTAGATGTTTTAATTTTATTCCATAGATTAATTTCTATTCTTTTTGTTTCAATATTTTCTGGATCTTTATTAATTTTTATTAATATTTTATTTATTTGTTCTAATTCTAAATCTACCAAATCATCCATTAATTGTTGTGCTATTATAGTATGTTTTGCGAATAATTTAAAATCAAAATACGCATTTTCTGTAAATGGATAAATAACATAACTCAAAGTATTAATTGTCAATAATCTACACGCGTCATACGCACTAAGCACGATTTCACCGCAAGGATTTGTACTTATAGATTCAAAACCAAAATCTTTATAAATATCAGATGGAGTATTTTTCAATGCAGTATCCCAAAATAACACACCAGGTTCTGCGTTTTCCCATGCATTAGAAATAATTAAATTCCATAGTTTTTTTGCATTAATTTCTTTAAACACTGTTGGATTTTTTTCTGGCCATTTTTGTATATATGGTGTGTTATTTTTAACGCAATTCATGAATTCATCTGTCAATTTAATTGATAAATTTGCGCCAGTTACTTTATTTCTATCATTTTTTATTGTAATAAATGTTTCAATTTCTGGATGAGATATACTTATTGTTTGCATAAGTGCTCCCCTTCTTCCATTTTGGGCTACTTCTCTTGTTGTATTAGAAAATCTTTCCATAAAAATACCAATTCCTTCAGTAGTTTTAGCTGCATTACTAGTATGCATACCTTTTGGTCTAATATTAGTTATATCAAATCCAACTCCGCCTCGTCTTTTCATTAATTGCGCCTGTTCTTGATCAGTTTTAAGAATACCACCATATGAATCAGATGGCGATTCTATAACAAAACAATTAGATAAACTTTGTAACCTATATGGATTTCCAATACCTTCTATTGGAGAACCCTGTGGAATAATATATTTAAAATTTTTAAACAAAATATAAATTTCATCTTCAGATAAAGAATTTGGATATTTTGTTTCTATTCTTGCAAATTCTTTTGCTAACCTTTTATGAGTATCATTAGGAGTAAGTTCTTTATAATTTCCTGTATTATCTTGTAATGCATATTTAGACATCCAAACATCTGTTGCCATTACATCTCCATTAAAATATTCCAATGTTGCATTTTTTACTTCTTCTAAGTTATATTCCATTAGAAATTATTATTTTAGTTTGCGTACATAAATAACTTTAGGCCATCATATACGTTAAAATATAATGGCCTAAAGGTCAAATTTTGAAGTTAATATTACTCATTTTAAATTAAATCTAAAGATCAATCGCGTTTATTTATATATTTATTTTAACAAATCATTAACGATCAATATTTTTAATAAATTTGAGATTTCCTGAATCAAAACATCTTATATATCCCTTTTGGTGCATTATTTTTATGGCCGTTAAATTTTTATTTTATTCATTTGATATTTTATTTTTTCTAAAATTAAATCTATGTTTTCTTTTACCATCAACAATCCAATAATATCCAGGATCACATACTTTATCTAATGTAAAACCTAATTTTAAATATAAGCTTCCAATTGAGTAATCTCGTTTTGCATATGAAATAATCTGTAAGCATTTATTATTTTTTATAAAATAAGAAAAAAGCTTAGATGCCCCACCTATAACATTTGTGTTTAATTTGGTACAAAATCGTTGTAATTCAAATATTTTTTCTTTATCTACAGATCCAAGTGATGTTCTTAGTTTTCCAAATCCCATTACACTTTTTAAATCATTATTGAAAAATAAGCCATATTTAATAGATGAATTAATACTTCCTTGTAAATGATTATGATATAAAAAATCTCTGTATTCATGCGATGTAATTTTTTTTATATTACATTTTCTAGCATATATTATTTCATTATTTTTTTTAAATTTATAAGAAATTATAGATTTAATTAATTCTAATTTATTATAAAAATCATCTTCCCATATATGTATTAATTGAATTCCAATATCTTTACACAAATCAGTTTTTATTTTATGATAATTTTTATTTTTATAAATTTCTGAATGCCAATATATTCCATTTAGTTCAATAGCTATTTTTTCATTTGGAAAATAAAAATCTAATTCATATGGATAAATTATTTTTTTAGTGTTTTTTATATAATTTTTTATATCTAAATCGTTTAGAAGTTTTTCAAAATCAGTTTCTAATGATGTAAAA